TCCTACTAGTTGTGCATATTTAGCAGCTAATTTTCTCTCTTGGTTGCGCAGCATGAGTTGATAGACAGAGATACTTTTTTGTTTTTCTTGCTGATAGTAGTCTGCTATCATCTGTCTTAATCTGGGGGACACCCTACCAACATTTTCTGCTTCTATCTGCGCCAAAGCCATTCTAGCTTGGAATAACTCCTGATATGAAATAGTCTCCGCTGCAATAGCCTCAAGATTAGCGGTACCCCCCTGTACAAGCATGGAAGGGCTGCTTTTACCTCCGCTACCTCTTACAAACTTACTTCTTGCCATGCTCTTCTTTCACCGCCAAGATTATTCAGCTTCTGCTCCTAATCCAAGTATAGTTTGAATATCTCTTACAAAGTCATTAAAATTATCTAGGACAATTTTTTTAGCCTCTGGAAAAGATATTTGTCCAGAAGTCTTACTTAGCCTTTCAAGATCATCTAAGGATAATTTACAATACATTCTCTTACGAGCATCTATATTACCTATAGACTGTATTAATGCTATACCATTAACTTTATTATGTTCAAATACAACTCCACAGTGTGGGCAAGTTATCTGTGTTGCAGGAAAAATTGCCTGTGTCATAGTTCCTCTCCTTATCCTTGTGGGGCTTTTCCTCCACCCCTTAATATTATTCTATATCTATTAAGTGCTGGGGCACCTAAAGGATTAATTCTAATTACATTCATTTCTTGATTATCTACTATAACTTTTCCACCCTCCATGCTATCCTGAAATAACGTGTGATATTGTGGATCAACATGAAGAGAGGCATCTCCCGAAAAGTATTTTCCACCAGCCGTAACACTAAGAGCCTCATTGGCAGTCCAATGTACTCTCGCGTTAATAACTGTAACAGTAAGGGTATTCTTCCAAAAACTACCTTTACATTCGGGACAAGTAAAGTAAATAGAGTGATCAGAAAAAGTGTCATAATAACCGCTTAAAGTACATATACTACAAGCAGACTTAATAGGAGTATAGACAGAGACAGACTTACCTATCTGCTCTCTAATATCATCAATAACCTCTTTTATACTATCACTGTCTACTTGTGGAATTGTTACCATAAATTATTAGACCCCCTCAACTGTTCTCTTAGCGAGGACTTCACGCAGCAACTTATTAAACTTGCCACGACTTCTTCTATAGTTATAGGCTTCAAGCCTCTCTCTGGCCTTTACAGCCAGTCCTGTGCCTATCTCTGGGGCCTCCATGAGAAAGACTGCTAACTTAGCAGCATCTTCAACAGAGTAAGGGCTAACTGTCAAATCAGGCCATAGCTCTTTCTGTAACTCAAGTCTATCTGAGCCAATAATCGGTACACCAAAATATGCACCCTCACCCTGTATTCTGCCGGGGCTGTTTCTGTCTGCAAGATTAATAATAAAATGACATTGAGAAAGTTTTTCGTAAAATCCCTCCATACCCTCACGTTCATGAAGCCAAATCTTTTTATAGTAGTCTGCATAAATAGAAGTAGATGAAATTTGATAAGACGGTAAGGATAGGTAAATCCCCTCTAGGTCTGGATAGATATCGTGTAGCCTATCCATAACAAGAGCAGAACTTATAAAGTTTCTATCATTATCTGATGCCCCAACACCTAAACCGATAAATCTTTTTTCTTTAGCATTTATAAATTTGCCGAATTTCTTATCATAAGCTTCAAATGGGAATGGTAGCCCGCCCTTGATAACAGGTATATTAGGAACGGCTAGTGCGTAGAACTGCCTCTCCTCATCCGTGAGAGCCATAATCCCGTCTAGGAAAGATAGGTCTTGTAGGTAGGCTATTTGTCTTTCAGGGGGTAACTTTGAAATATGGGTGGATAGTGGGTGATCGCTTAATCCTATCTGAATTACATTTGGAAATCTCTTACGAATTTCCTGTGACCAGCCTATAGCGTCCAACCACATTGTTCTGATAACTACATCATAATTACCGGCTTCTTCTATTTTCTGAAGATAGGGGACTTTTAATAGGTCCATCCAGACACCATTATCGTAGTCCCCATTATTACGCTTATCGCCATAAAACTGTGCTATCTTTAGACCCATAATTAGACCTTACCCTTCTTTAGCTTCTGGCCCCATTTTGACATAAAGTACTCAAACGTGGTATTACCAATTCCTAATGGGCCATGTGTTTGTGATACTAGATGTATATATTCCGCCTTAGGAGTTGAAGCTACTTGATAACCTTCTTCTCTTGCTCTAAAGCAGTAGTCTACTTCCTCTCTGAAACCCATTCCGTAGCCTTCATCAAAGTAGCCGATCTTATTGATAACTTCCCGCTTGATAAAAAAGCAGGAGCCTTCAACGGCTTGCTGCTTTTCCACCTTTACAGAATTCCGCTCATGCCCGTAGTATCTGTGAGCAGTATTACCATCTGGACCAACATAGATTCCATAGTTAATAATCGTCTGTTGGTCAAGCGATAGAGACTTACCGCCGACTACCCCTATTGTCGGGGAAGAGTAGGCTAGTTCTTGCATCTCTTTTACAATATCAGATACAGCAAGAGTATCATCATTTAATAATAATACGTCTGTTGTTATAGACTGCATTAAATGATTAGCGGCTTTTAACCAACCTATATCATTTTTATATACTAGTATCTTAACATCGGGACTTTGATTCATTAATGTCCCAATACAATTAAGTAACATTTGGTTCCCAAAAAAAGTGGGAAGTATTACTGTTACGTCCTTTACCTCTTCCATATAAACTCCTTATATCAAGTCGTAGACAGCCATCCAGTTATAAGATTCATTATTATAGATATTATTAAATCCACGCATTGGTGCGGTCCTACCTGTAGCAAGAGTACCAGCAGTTTTTGTAGGAAGAATTCCCCTTAACTCCTCAACCTCTGGAGTTACAGGGCTCGTTCTTTGTGGATTGTAGGAGAAATCCCCGTCAGTAAAACTTGCTAAACTATAGTTACCCATCTTATAGATAATAGATGACATTAGTATAATCGGCCTAATGTCTGCTGATACAACATCAGGTGATACTGAATATGTTGCTGGAGCAACATACGTAATAGTATAGGTACGACTCCAGCGATACTCAAGCGCTTGGATACCATCTGCTATGTAGCCAGCAAACGTAGAAACAGTATCAGTTTTCTTCTTATACTGACGTAGATGCCGTTCCAATATTGGAACTAAGTCCAGCAAATTCATATAGTGTCACACCCTTTAAGCGTCTAATATACGCTCTATATCTTCAATTTCTACACGCTCATTATCAATTTCCTCAAGTTTTTCCTCTAGGGCCTCAACCATTGCATCGCTCCGCTTCTGCGCCTTTGCACGCTCAAGCATACGCGCTACAGTAGACACAGAAGTAATTTCTGGAAGAGCCCTTCTTACCTTGGCGATTCCCGCCTTGAATAGATCGTCTATCTGCTCATCAGTATAAACATTGGCTGTTTCCCAATCAACACTTGGCTCATCTGTCTCTACAATAAGCCCTTCAACAATAGCTCTCTTATTGGCAATTTTAAAGTCACGAAGGCTGCTTTCTCTAACTGCTACCCAAGGCTGATCTGCTGTAAGAACAAATCCTATATTATCTCCGGTAAATCTTCGACCTCCGACGATATAAGGGACAGTTTTCTTGTAATATACGATCTTCTCCGTATCTAATACTCCGTTTACCATTTCCTTTCCTCCGTATCTGTCTATAATCAGGTGAAAATCACCTATACTATAACCGACCAGCACCCATTCTATTGGGCAAAAGAGCCCTAAACAAATATAGATAGGTGAGAGGATAACCCTCTCACCTATCTACTCCCTAAAGTATGTTAGATACTAAGGGGTTGTGCTTGTAACCTTGATTTTGGTTAGACCCTTGGCATTCCAAATCATCATACCGAACTGTAGATAAGTCTCATAGTTCCAATATGGTGGTGTTGGCTCCATGTCGGTCCATTCTTTAGTCTGGGCTGCACCGTAAGTAATGAACTCCCCAATATTCTCGCCTATGATTAGGACGAAATCTGTTGGAAGAAGTGGGCGCTTAGGATACTGTGTCTCATCAAATATCTGCTTTAGGCGAACAATATTTGATACTCCACGGTAGTTCTCTACTGCCTGTGTTCCACCGTATGGTGAAGTATTCTGGAACGTACCGGCTGGTCGGCCATCTAGTGTAACATAATTGTCACCAAGAACACCCGAAACCAGCTTATACTGACCAAAAGTAGATAGTGGTGCTAGAGCCTGTTCTGTACCAATAATGGTTCGAACGCCTTCACTCCAATAGTTAACATGATCAATTGCCTGATCAAGTGCTGTTGAGGTTAATGGGCCTGAAGCATCAATAAAGTTAGAAACTGACGATCCACCATATGTTAGGGCTGCTGCATTACCGGCTGTCCAGATGTTGCCTAGGGCATTCCATCCGCGCATAACCAGTTTCTCATCTAGTGCCTTTCTTACATCTGAGCGTACTGTCTCTGGACGATAAGCGGGTCCACCGTGGGCTAGTTCTAGCTCATTATACTTAGCCTTTGCGCTAAGGATGTCTAGGTTATAGCTTAGTGCCTTGTTGCGAACCGTGATCTGCTCACCAAGGGTGATCTGACCGGGAACGATTTGCTGCACATGGTACTTACCCTTAAATGACTTTACATACATATCGCCAAGTGTGATTTCCCGTGTATTCATAAACTGGCCCATAAGGTCAAGTGTTAGATACACCGGATCAACATACTCAGTAATAACTTCTGCGAAAGCCCTTCGATCTGTCTTAGCAAGTTCTGCTAATGCTCGTCTATCTTCATTTGTTAGTCTCTGATCTGTTATTTTCATTTGAACGTGTTCCCTCCTTTAATAAAGAACTCTACTAATTATAGCGCTCTGCGTCCCTTTAGAACAACAGTAATTGTGTTAGTGCCAAATATGCCTTTGTCCCAAACATGCCCAACTGCTGTATTTCCGGCTATTGAGCCTGAAACCGTAACTTTTCCCTCATTACCACTTGTATAATCGGCATAAACTGCGGACATGGTATTGAAGTCGGAAGAAACGCCTGTATAGGCTCCTGATCCAAATGTGAATGTTCCACCGTCGAATACTAGAACCTTGTTTCCTGATGTTACTGGAACATTTAGGAACATTGGAGGGATATCGTAAGTTACGTATCCAACAGGCCAAGGTGTCTGATATGCAGCATCTGGGTCGATGCCAAATGTGTTCTCCTGAGAGTTGAATGATCCATCGCTCCAAGCGTAAGGTGGAGCGCCATTTAGTCCCGGTCCCTCAAAATATGGGGCTGGGTTTAGTGGCTTAGGCCAGTCAACTACGAATACTGCTTTCTTTGCTTCTGTAAGGGTTCGTGGAAGAACAAACCTATCTGCTGCGTCCTTAAACGCTAGGCGTCCTCTTGGTGTTGTCTGTGCAACACGGCCACCACGTATATCCTCATAATCATTAACTATGAACAGAGTGGTATCAACTGGGTTTCCGGTGTTAATTGCGTCTGCCATTTAATTTCTTACCTCCTTATTCGGCTGGCTCGTCGTTTCGACTAAGAGCCCGCATCCTACTCATTAAATCTGGTACCGCTGTTCCACCGGATGCTACTGGTGGAGTAATCTTCGGTAAATTGAATATTCTAGCAGATGCCTCTGATCTTTTTTCAGGAGCCTTACTGGCAACCGCCGTTACAGTAGAAATTACTTCATTGAAGATTTCTTCTGACATAGCAGCCCAAAGTTCCTGCTTCTGTGCTAGAATCTCTGCGTCCCCATCAAGAACTACACCGGCCTCAACCATTTTCTGAGTTCGATTAATAACTACGTATGCCTTCTCGTATGTGGCAATTGCAGTCTCTAACTCAGCAACAGTAGCCTCTAGTTGCCCAACTTTGGTAACAGCCTCTTCCAGCGTCTGAGTCTCAGATGCTTTTGCTTCCAATTCTGCTTTAGTAGAAGCAATTTCAGCTTCTAATTCTGCTATCTTTGCTAGCGCTTCCTCTAATGTCACGTTATTGTTCCCTCCTTGTATTGTTACTTCAGCAGCTTCCTTTATAAAGCTCTCTATTAATTCCTCTGCCTTGCTTATTAAGCCAGCCTCAGTCATATCCTCTTTATCATCTTCAGTAGTATCAAGCAATCCCAATAAGCTCTCTACCAAGGACATAATCTTCTTTTGGGATTCACTATCTAGTGCTGCCATTTCTATAGAGGCTAATGCTAAGAGCGCAGTCCGATTTCCATAAGCAGGGTACTTTACAAAAGTTGCAGCCCTAGCAATAACTCCTTTTAGAAGAGTAATGCCCTTCTCTATTATGGAATCGTGGTAGGATATCTCCCAAGAAACTCCCGGCGCTTTATTTTCAGCATAAGTTTCCTCCAGATATTCTATAATATCTGGGTATTCATCTGCATATAAAACACCCTCAGCTAAAAGCTTATGAGTTCCATCCTCAGACTGCTCCTCTGTAACATTGCTAATATGCCCAATAGGAACAGAGCCCTCATGATTACCCGCGCCCCCACGACGACCTAAAAATCTCATCTTTATAGGCATTCCTATAGCAGAGGCAGATAATCCAGTAAATTCCTCATAAGGAATTGCTTGATTATTTAAATTTGGTTTATCATCTGCAAAGATAAATTTAACTTTTTTCAAATAAGGGTTAGTGAACTCAGCAAATGACAAAATTTGTGCTTCTCGTAAAATATTAGTCATGTATTTCTGTTTCACCACCTTCGTTATGTTTAGGTTCCCTTCTAAGTCTACCCCTAAATTTCTCTAAATCTCCTATAAGTAAAGCCTGTTGAACAGTTAAGCGTTCAAGATTACTTACTCGTAGTCTAAGGTCTTCTATCTCTCGCTCTCTCTCCGCTAACTCTAATCTTTGCTCATCAACAATGCCCCGTAGAATTTCTATTTGTTTAGTTTGTGCTTCAACAGTGCTATTAAGGGTAATTATTAGTTTATCAGTAGTTACTAGGGGAGTATCCTCTGTAGACTCTATATCGCGCTGCCTAGTTTTATTCCACATACCTACAAGCGCTACTATAACAGCAACAATACCACCAATGATAGCAATTATAACTTGTTCCATTGATTGCTATCACCTACCTATATATTTAGTTTAATAGTTCCATATTCCTTTATACTACGAATAGCGCTTCTTAAAATAACTACATAAGAAGCATCTTTTCTATCTACGTAGGACTCCAGATCGGATACTACTGTAAGGGTTTTCTTTGTTTGCTTATATATGAATCCTATTGTAAGGGTAGGTTTTAGTGCCTCATCAGGGTTTTTAGTTAGTGGGGACCTATCAAATGCAATGTGATCATCCCATAAAACAGTAATAACTTTATATTCCTTCACTTTATTTTAACCTTATCTATTCATTATTTTCGGGCGATATATTTAACCCGATAGACTCTAAATCAATAACTATACCAGTATCTTGGGCTATCCTATCAATCAGGTTAATAACTTCCTCATCAGACATATAACCGTCTATCTCAGATTTTGCTTTTGATGGGGTGTTTTTAGGCTCTGTTCTAGCAGTAGGTGTTTGTCCTGCTGGACGTACCCCTGTATTTCTTTTATTTAGGGGTACATTTTTGGTCCCAACGGGTCTACCCCCCTTAAGATTATTAGGTGTCCCCCCTAAACCACCGGGCAACGGCATTTGTGTATCGTATGGCATTCTTGGGACATCTTTTGGTACCTCTTTCATAATATCAATCTCATCTGATATTAATTCGGTTTCTGTCTCAAAATCTAATCCCACCATTTCATCCCTACTTGTTCTGCTCATATTACCCTCTTTATAAACTTGAGCAAATACAGCAGCCGTTTTAATAAAGTCCTGTAGCTTAATTGGGGTAAAGGCTGCTGCTGGCGGATTCCTAAAGTTATTTAAATCAGCAGCTTCTTCATATACAACAGTAATCCATTCTATAATCATTGAGCGTAATTCTTCCATCATAGGTTGGATAGCCCACGTAGATAGTTCTGCTGCTTGACCGTTCCTAGATTCCCCCGTGATTAGAATCCTTGCGAATCCAAGTCCTTCTGCAATCTCTTCATTAGTCTGCCGGTATTTGTCCTGATCAAGCATTGCAGTAACATCGGGAGTAATCCAAGATAGTTTGGTCGTATGGTTACTGAATAAAAAGAACAGCCTTTCAAGGTTTCTGAAGTCTCCAGCACGCGCAAGAATCTGTGCCTTTAGCTCCTCCAAGTTAGATTCGGTTTCTTTTGTAAGCGGATACATATCACTACCCTCTTGAACAAGCAAGATGGCGTTAATGACCCTAGAAGCAACTGCAAAGTCCATCCTACGAAGAGCCTGTTTAAAGACTAGGCCCTCCAAAACGTTGAAAAAGTAGGGGGTTGGATACTGGGTAAAAGATAGTTCCTTTCTAAGAATTGGGTCTACCTCAATAAGTACCCGGTCGTCCCCAGCCCTGATTAAATCAACGTACTGTGGAAATTGCGCTTGGTAAATATCATATTTTAATTGCTGCTCTTTTACCCTACTCCCACCGTTTTTAATTAACTTGATATCTTCTTTAGGTAACTTCAGATAGTATTCTCTTTTACCCCAGTTAGCCCATACTACATTTACTAGTAGTGGCGGGTAAAGATCAAATACGGGCACCATATATAGCTTACTTCGTTGTAACTTAGGGCTTATCTTCTCTCCCGGTAGTTCCTTCCACTCAATCTTAGGAAGGACCATACCAGACAGAAAATACTCCAAAGCCATTGTACGAATAAAGCGCATCATTCTTGAGGGATTACGTGACTTTATAGACTCAAAGTAGGCATTAGCCTCATCCCCAGTTTTGCGTTGCCCGTTTCTTAAGTTTGTTATTGATAGCTCTGCTAGTCTATTGATAACAGTAGCCGCAATTCCACCACGCTGATAGAAGTCATAAGACATTCTAACAACAGAGTGATATTCCCTTGGGATCATTAGTTTTTCTGGTGCTAGTCCAAGTGACTGATTGACCGTATCTAAACCGCTATAAAAGTTACCTGAGGTATTATAGCCGGGGACCACGGACCATGAGGCTCGGGCTAGTTGTGACTCTTTCTTTTCTACCATCGATTTGTCACCCCTAGTTCATCTTCATCAAATTTTAGCCAACGCGCACCTAATAACTGCACATTTGGCTCTGCCTTGGCAATAGGTACTCCAAACTTATGTTCATATGCCATAAGTGCGCACATAAGGGCCGACATTTGGTGATCATCATCTGTTCGATAGACGGGCTCACCTGTAATTGTGCGGGTAAACTTTGTACGTTCCAACTCTGTCATAAGATCATCATCTGTTTTAGCAAACTCTATTTGCCGCTCATACACCCAACGTGAAAGCATCTCTACTGCTACACGCTTAATAAGGTCTTTCTTTTCATTACCTTGTTCATCAATAGCCACTACCATCTGACCACCAAACTCAACAGGGAAAATTCTTTCCAAGAAACTTCTTTCCTTATAGATAGATAACTCTCCAGTAAGGTCTTGGTATTGAACCTTACCGATACCACCCATATCTATTCCCAAGAAATCAAACTCATATACCTGATCCAGATATCGCAAAACCTCACGCTGTATCGCATATTCAACCCGTTGTAGAACATAGCGTACTAATGTTCTCCATGCCATTGTCTTAGGATCACGATAGATAAGCATAAATACTGCTGGGTCTGGGGAGAATCCGGGGTCATAGCCTAGTCCAATTCTTGAACGTACACCGTATTCACTAGGAACAGGGGGGCATACAATAATATCGGACATTGGGTAGGATACTTTTCCATCGACCTCTTTCTTTATGCGTTCAAATGTGAGTTGGGTATAGATTTCTTTTATGGCATCATAGTCCACCAACTGGAAGCGGTTCCTGTCGAACACCGTGAACGATGGCGCTCCATGCTGCCCCAAGACGAAGTGCTTGTAGTCCTCCGAGTCTTCCTGTATTGCCTTATAAAAGACACGTCGTGCAATCTCCATTTCTGGAGTCCACCAACTCATCATCTCCTGCGAGATGTTGAACTTGATATAGCGCTCATCTACTTGGTCGGTATGATAAAGAACATTCTCCTGTCTTGCACCATTAGGTACACCAGATACAAGCATCTGGTGGCCGGGTATCTCTTCCTTCAGGCAGTTCTGTAATGACTGCCAAGTCTTCCACGCTAAATCCTGTGCCTCATCCACCCAGATACGGTAGGTATGAATACCAATAACATTTGTCTCTTTACCAGCTTCACCAGCAAGTCGTAGGAGCAGTTGGAATCCGTTTACAAAATCAATCCTACCCTCAGATATATTGATTGAGTTGGGCCTTACAAAGTTTCGTATAAACCAGTGTTTCTCACAGGCAGATCGAATCTTATTGAACGTAATGTTCTTCTGCGCTGCGTTAGGAACAAGGACAAATATACCTTGGTCCCCAACATGGAACATTCCATTTACCATCCACCAATAAAGCATTTCAATCATAGAGGTTGTCTTATGAACACCACGACCACAGCACATAGACACAAAATGTTTAGTACACGTAGTCCAAGCTCTTTCATGAGGCTCTAATGGCGTCCAGTTTACGTCATCTATATTGATGAACTCACGGAACATAACTGGACTCTGTAATACCTCACCCAATATCCAGTCGTCTTCAGTAATTTCAATATCATTGCCTATCATCTAGCAAATACCACCCGTTCCCCACATTGCCAGCACTCAAGTTCAAATTGAATAATAGAGGCTTTGTCGGGGAAATTTAACCAGTAGCGTGCTAACTCTATTTCACAAGCCTCACAACGTACTGGTGTAGTAGAACGCTGCCATACTTCTCTAGCACGGCTTCTTACTATCTCAACAAATTGGGGAATACTGTCAACTTGCTTCTCTTTGCGTTGCTTTCTATTGATACCTAAGTTTAACTGTAGGTCAGCAATAGTCGCTATTAGGCCCTTTTGATAATCCCCTAGATTCTTCAGAGTTCGTGTATCTAATTCTTCCTCTCTCTGAAGCCTAATTATCTGTTTATTAACAACATCTTTCTGTATGGACTGTTCAACAAGAGACTTAAGCATTTCTGCGTCATTAGAGTTATTCATATCGACGCCATACTCAGTTTTAAGTTGCTCTAGTTTAGTATTAAAGAGTGCCTGATATTCAGCATCAGCCGACTCTTCAGTCTGTACCTCTTTAGTCTTTTTACTAGGCTGTCGTACAGGCTTCTCAGGCTCTTCATTGCGCTGGCGTTCTTCGCGCTTTTTAATCCAATCAAGAATCTCTTCCTCTGTTTTATCTTTAAACATGGCAAGATTACGCATCTGCTTTATCTTTGATGTATAGTCCTTTTCCATTAATCTTTACCTCTTCTTAACCTTGCCGGTAAAAATAAAAAAGGGACGACACAGTAAGTATCGTCCCTTTCCTTATAATATTCTGGTTGCGGGTCTGGGAATCGAACCCAGTTTATCTAGCTTATGAAACTAGTGAAATTACCAAACCGCCCACCCGCAATGTGGTGGAGGCGAGGAGGGGTCGAACCTCCCGTTTACATAAGGACCCAAGGACTGATCAAGTAATAAATAAATATAAAGCAATCAGGTGCCTCGGTGGTTATGTGCATCCGCGCGCCCCCACACTAAATTACACGTCTTTACCTTATTCTACTGGGCGATTTCACTACGCCAGTCAAATCTTTCACGCTTGTAGTGTTCGCCATCGCACCATTCACAATGATAATGATGTAATGAGCCCTTAGATAATCTACCTATATGATCTGGAAGCCAGTTAACCCAACTACGATGTTGATGTAGCCTCTTCTGAATTACTCTTTGTCGATGATGCCTCGTCATTTCTCTTGGATGTCTTAGCATAGTACCTCCAAAGTTAATATTTACACTAACTGTAAATATAGCCAAAATTGTAAATAATGGCGACCCATAGGGGAGTTGAACCCCTGTCTTCCGCTCGACAGGCGGGAATAATGTCCGTTATACGAATGGGCCATTGGTGCCACGTACTAGAATCGAACTAGTGTCTTCGGCTCTTCAGGCCAACGCTTGGACCTTCTCAGCTAACGTGGCATAGCATAGTAATCATGTGTCTGTTCTGCCGCTAGAATCAATTGTAGCAAACAATCTTTACACATATCGTAATGTGTTGTATAAGCATCTACAGGGTATATTCTATCTACGTCTTTTAGACAGATATAGCATTGATACCATATTTCATCTTTAGGGTCATATAATTCAGCCATTAGGTATTCCTATGTTGGCAAAGCGGTTCAGATTCGAACTGAAATTGATGCTTTTGGAGAGCATGATCCTACCATTAAACGACCGCCTTGTGTAGTCTTAAATCATTGATGCTCCGACGCTATAGGTTAAACTATCTGTATCGCCTACGGCGGTCTTTACTCGCCATACGGCTGGAAGCATATCCTTAGCCACAGTATTTGTCGCCGCAGTAAGGTCTGGATGAACTCTTAATGTAGTTGTTCCAGTACCAGTTATTGCAGCCGACGTTAGAATTGTGTAATAAGTACCAGATGTTGGGTCTTTACCCTCAATGGTAAATGTTACAGAGGGAGTATTAGCAGCGGCTGTTACTACAATAGTTAGGACTAGTCCAGTACCACTTGGGTTGGATATATCATAACTTGTTGCAATAGCAGTTCTTGCTTCTGATGCAAAAATTGTTACGTGCTGTGCCAAGTTTTTCACCCCCTTTATATATAAAATATTGGCAATCCCGCTAGGATTCGAACCTAGAATCTCTTGGGCCAGAACCAAGCGTGTTAGCCATTCCACTACGGGACTGTGATGGTAGTCCTACTTGGAGTCGAACCAAGGTCTGCGCGTTATCAGCACGCCGATCTAACCATTAATCGATAGGACTATAAAAGTATCGGACCAACAATAAGGGCACGCTTTACGCGATTACCCTCAAATGGAACGCCCATGCCATGAAGAATACAGCGTTTCTCACACTCTTCATATACATCTGGCTCTGTATAGGCATACTCTTCACCTGTGTCAGTATCGTATATGATTAATACCCTCCATAATCCTTTATATAAACGTCCCATCCTATCACCCTCGATTGGTCGGGCAAGTACGGTTACGATCCGTTCCTAGCGGGGTCACGACCCACTGTGCTGCCACTACACTAATGCCCGAATATAAATATCTGGTGAATCGGGTGGGGTTCGAACCCACATACGCGCGGATTAAGAGTCCGCCGTTCCTCCATTTGAACTACCGATCCAAATGAGTTTCTGTTGAATCATATCCAACTATACTTGCAATTAACGCAAAGATTGCGAAGAAAATAAGCATCGTCAGAAACGCTGTCACATTAACACCCTCTAAAAATTTGGTGGGCCGGATAGGATTCGAACCTACAAGTGGGATGGATGATCTACAGTCATCTGAGCGCACCAAACATGCTCACCCGACCCAAGGATTATTTATTTATCTTGACATCTACCGAATATTAGGTAAGCCAGTAATATCCCAGTTAAAAAGTGGAAAACAAGCACCAGCCACAGAGGCCATATAATATACTCCGCTAGAGAAACAAATACAAGTATTCCTATTAGAATTCCAAGTATAATTGGCCCTATAAACATTTTCACTCTACCACCCCCTAGCGGGTATTGGCGCGTCCTAGACGACTTGAACGCCTATTTTCTGGATCGAACTCAGATGCACTATCCATTGTACTAAGGACGCTTGACTTTCCTAGCATCTGCAATAATTTCGCCATCCTCAAAACTTATCTTGACTGTAGCCTTGCAGTTAGGACACTCTGTTTTTGTAGCCTTCGTGAAAATAGGACCTGTTCTACAAACAGAACACCAATAAGAATATCTTGTCTGGTTGGCGAAACCTTCCATAATTGTTAGATAACTTGGTCCTTCCATATTAACCTACAGGTACTTCAAAGTCAACTTTTTCCTTAATAGCCTTCAGTTTGGCCCCACAAGCCCTCTTACTGAGTTTACCCTTACAGGTAACTATCTTATCAATCTCTCCCCAGTTTGTTTCAAAGCATCGTGGGCAGACAAGTTGATACATATAGACAGTAGTTGTATAGGACCAAGACATAGTATTACCGGTACTCCAATTATTATAATAATTAGAGGAAAGATAATCAAGCGGCGGATCACCACTAATCTGTACGCTAAAGGTTTCTTCTGCCATTTCCTTTTCCTCCTATATTTGGTGCTGCTAGCGGGAGTCGAACCCGCCCCAACGATTTGGAAGACCGTTATACTAGCCGATATACGACAGCAGCGAATAAATTAGATATCTGTTGGTATAACTCATTTCTAGTATAAGCTAATTCACCATATAGATAATCTGACCCTAAAGGGATTGTTGCAATATCTAGATTATGCTTATAAGCATATCTAGCCCACTCTATCGGTAACATATTCTCTTTTGCTATATTGCAATCCATACAAGCCGGGGCCTTTAGTGTGCCTCCCTTTGACTTGGGGTATACATGATCGCGTGTAATATTTCTAAAATAAACAAACTTTCCGCAGAAAGCACATTGTACATATCGACCATCACGTAAATAAACAAAATTAAAAGTCAGAGGAAAATGCCCTGTTCCTCTTGCTGCTCTATAAATACTTCCGTCAGTTTTTACCATACACTATACCATACGTTAATTTGGTCGGGGTGAGAGGATTCGAACCTCCGGCCTTCCGCTCCCAAAGCGGACGCTCTAACCAAGCTGAGCTACACCCCGTCTATTATATAATACCTCTAAAATATAACTATTTAGGGCTAATTTAGGCATGTCCGCGATATTTTAGCCTAATTTGCTGTGCTAATCCAGCACGTACTAGGTTTTGATAGGCATCTCTGAACTCTTTTTCACCATTTGGTCCACTTGGGCCAAGTTTTTTTGTAGCCGATTCATATCTAGTTATCAGTAGTTGCTCTTGTGGTGTTAATGTCATTAGGCAAGAATCCTCTCTACTATCTCAGTCCAATTATTATCATAGCGGTAAGCATTATCATCTACATAGGCAATTGCAGGAACCTTTTGAGCCGTAATAGCATAGGGCTCAAATCCATACTTACCAAGATATTCATTAATGTAGTTAATATGCTGCATCGGAGTCTGCTGTACTGTTTCTAACCAAATAGGACTCAGCCTACTAGTAAAGATAACAACCCGCATACCAGCATCTTGGAATGCCTTTAGTGCCTCAATAGCACCGGGAAGCGGCTCTGGGAAATTAAACAGATGACCAAATGGTGCAATGACGCCATCAAAATCAATCAAGATTACCCCATCAGCAATATTGGGCCTACCCTTAGCGATAGCCTCCTGTGCCTCATCAAGCATTCATAAACTCCTTAACCCTAAAGGCTTGAACAATTTCATGGTGGAATCTTTTAGGGCAGATACAGCCTCTAGCATCTTTTACTGGGTGCATACCAAAATGTGATAAAGCCATCTCACCCCTCATTGCTGTAGAACGAATATTTAGTCTACAACCACACTCAGAACAATACGGCCATACTTTAAGACCATCCCTCATAAACTTTACCATTTGTCGCTCCTTTAGTTTACTATTTGGTGCCCCCAGCAGGAGTCGAACCCGCGTCGTAAGCTTAGAAGTCTTCTGCTCTAGTCCATTGAGCTATGGGGGCAATTGGTGGTTCCGAAGAGATTCGAACTCTTACTAACAACGGCCTAAACGTTGCGCCTCTACCAATTGGGCTACGGAACCTTGGTACCTCCAGTCCGATTCGAACGGACACTAAACTGGGTTTGAGCCAGTTTCCTCTACCGATTGGGATATGGAGGCATAAAATATTGGTAGCCGGGATGGGATTCGAACCCATACTGTAAAGATTTTAAGTCTCATGCCTCCTGCCGATTGGGCTACCCGGCCATACCTATACTATAACACAACAGACTAGCAACTCTCAACTAGGGATAAAGTCTATCTGTTACCTCAAACCCATTTGTTTGTACTATCTCATTACCATTTCCATCTTTCCCCCAACTTTCGTACTCTATCCAGCCGGTTGTTGGTGGTCTATACATATAATAGAACATACCAGATATCGTTACTAAGGGTGTTAATCCGTCACCAGATACTGTAATAATAGTACCAGATGGCTCCTTAACACTAATACGCATCTCAATAGGGGTAACACCTACTCCCACATCGTTTGTGAATTTAGCCCTTAGCTGAATCGTGCCGCCTTGAATATATTCATTTGGCTTGGTCATTTGTATCACCCCTATCAGATGCTTCTATATTTACCTTTAATATATCTGTTAAAACTAAATGTAATCCTTGAATATCGCTGAGAGTTATTTCCAGATTAGTTAGATTACTATCAGTTATAGTATCCTCACCAATATCAGAAACCTCTAAGTGAAGAACCTGTGTATCACTTAACTCTAAGTCGTAGAGATAAACTGGTTGGTAAATAAGTGCTAATGCCTGTGCATGGGCTGTAGACTTGATGATAACTACTTGGGCCTGAGCAAATACTGTTAAACCCTCTAGTTTAATATAAGCATTTGCTTGAGCAAATACTGAGGCAGTACCAATAATTAGCGCAGTTGCCTGAGCATGTACACTATATGTTGATCTAATCCATGCCTGAGATTGTCCGTAATTACTACTGTATGTAGTTATTAATGCTTGGGCGCTAGCGTATACTTGGTAACTAGTTTTAATACTTGTCTGTGCTTGTGAATAATACTGATAAGTAG